AAGATTCTATATCTTCTTTTGTTACTTCAATCTTTTCAGCCACTTTCTTCGCTGGTTTTACACCCGGAATAATTGCCTTGGGTTTTTTGGCTTTAGGGGCAACCTTACCTTCCGCCTTCGCTATCCTTTCTTTTTGTTTATAATGTCTTTGCCAATTTAAAGGGATCGGAGTACCTTGAGTGCTTCTTGTTATCTTCTGTCCTTCCCTTGCAATTTGTCTCAGATTCGCATGGAATTTTAATTTATCATGTGTGTTTATCCCGGGGAATCTTCTTTCTATTTCTTTATATCTTTCTGGCCTGCTTTTAATGTCAAGAATATCAAGATGGTCTTCAAACACATCTTTAGCCCCTACCTCTCCTATGCCTTCACCCTCTAACTCCTTAATACGAGCCTCTGACGGCTTCGGTGTGGGAAGCTTAGATGGTTGGGGCTTTGCGGTTGGGATAACCCTGAACCCTTTCCTGCGACCTTCAGGAGATGCTTCGTATGCTTCTATTTCGTTTGCATCTAATTGAGAATATATTTCATCATGTAAAAACTTTTTATATTCTTTGTCTGTAATAAAAAAATCATCTTTATATAGTTTATATGGGTCTTTAATAAAGTTATCTATTACAATATCAATATCTGCCGGAGTTACTGTGTCTGCTAAAAATTCGCTGTATCCCTTATTGGAATAATTTTTCATGAATAAAGAATCTATCTCATTTGCTGTTTTTGTACTTATGTTAGGGATTTGTTTTTTTAATCTTTCTTGCGCCGTCAAAACTATATTAGAACCTATTCTTTTCCCAACTGATTTGCCATCACGAACAGCAGTAAGTAATTGTACTATTTCTGGGATATTTTTTGTTAATGTAGTATCACCAAGTTTTTTACCAGCAAAATAAATAGGTGCTTTTGGAATATTTCTTTTTACTTGAGCAGGTAACCCATAAGCAGACCGAACAAATTCAGGTATATTTTTGCCTTCAACGTAAGCATTTGTTATAATATTTTTATGCCTACCTTGCCATTTTATCGGTAAAATATCAGTTTTTGGTTTATCAATATGGGATTCAGCTTTTTTAGACAATAAATCATGTTTTTTTATAATATATTCAGGCCAATTTTCAATATCACCAAATCGCTTTTCAGCGTCATTGTTAAATGCAAGATATTCATCCAAAGGAGTTAATGGTTGTAACGCTTGTGCATCTTTTTTCATTGTTTGTTGTTTTTTACGAAAATCTTCTTTGCTCATTTCCCACGGTTCTTTAACAGCCTCTCCCACAGACGGTTCTGTTACTGTTTTTACACTTGGTGGGGCAGCTTTCTTTTTAAGGCTAACTACCTCAGATGGATTCCCTTTAGAAATAGTAATAATTGCATCATAACCATCTTTGCGTATTGCCTCTGATAATTTATCTTTTGTCAGTCCATTATATTTTTTGCTTAACTCGGCTTTCCATTCTTTTGATGTTCCCTTAGCTTCTATAATTAGTGGGTTTTTAAATTCAATCTCACCTATTTCAAGATTCTTTAATCCTTCCTGCTTATTGTATGCTACCTGACTCTTGCCGCCTTTAGGAGTTAGCAGGCTCATATATTTTCCGCTTGGTTCTATATTTTGCCCAAAGCGATCTTCTGGTGTTGGCTTAGGAGCTTTCTCTGTATTATGCACATAGGTATATTTATGCTTTCCATCTATAGCGAATGGCTTAAGTATTTTTTTTGTCTCAGTCTCAGGCAAAGCAGTTTCAACACCCACCGGCTTAGGAGCTTCAATACCAAAAGGGCCACCTATATCCTGAGCTGAGTCTTTGCCAACCAATTTAATAGCACCATCTCTATCAATAAATTTGCCGGCTTTTGTTACAAATCCAGATTCAACCGTTTTACCAACTTCTTTGAACCCCGGCCATTCACCTTTGTCGCTCAGTTCGTTTGCAATTTGAGGATGGCTTGTCCCTTCATGGACAGTCCCATCTTTAAACCTATAAGCCGCTGACCTTATTTTATCAGCTTCAACACCCACCGGCTCACGGGCTATATCCTTGGGCTCGGCAGGTGCTGGCTCAATAGTCTTTTTCCATGCAAACCCATTCCCAACAGGAACCATCGTTAAATCTTTAGGAACAGTATCAAGGTCCTTAGCTATTTTGCTTTTGTTCAATTTCGCCAACGCCTCATTTGTAAAGGCTTTTCCTCTTTTTGAACCATAAACACCCTCTGATATTATTCGAGGTTCTATTGCTTTTTCTCTGGATTCTTTAACAGCCCCTAATATTCTTTCCTTGCCAGTTGGCTTCATATCAACAGATTCTATTTCACGGACTGATTTCTGAATTGCAAAACCGCCTTTATGATCAACCACAGTATATTCATCAGGGTTTAAGCCTCTTCTCTTTAAAGCTGCATTTGCAAATCCTTTAGTTTTGTATGATTTCCCTGATTTCATTACGATAGGTTTGTATTCAACTTCTGCCGTAAACGGTTTCGGAACAGGTGCTTTGCGTAGTTTAGTCTTTGGTACAAGTTCAAATCCTTGCCCGGCTGGTAATTCTTTCAAAGGCTCTGCCGTTGGCGGTATTTTAGTCAAAGGCGGAACTATTTGTTCGCCGATCATGCTTGGTTTTATTTTAACTGGAACTCCTGCATGCGTAAGCTCTGGAATAAACTTGCCTGATATAGTACCATCTGCTTTTATCGGTGTTCCTGCTTGCTCTCCGGCTGTTCTTGCTTTTAAAGCCTCTTTGAATGTTTTACTTTTTTTGCCAAGGAATCTCAAGACATCAGCTTCTGTCATACCTTCCCGATATTGTTTTGCTATTTTAGAGGTTACAAGACCACGTTCTTTTATACTAAGTCCACGATACCACGGAGAATTTGAGATTTTCTTTACGATAGGAGCCGCTGTTCCAAAAGCACCTTCCAAAACAGCAAATAATGCCGCATCTTTTCCTATAGCTTCCGGGGTTCCTTCTGAAATACCACCATATATCCCACCAGCCGTTCCACCTCGCATTAAATGGTATGTAAGTTGCTCAAGGACAGGCAAACCCTTCATTGCCTTTGCAGATAACCCTATTGATTTTAACGCGACATCTGCCGTTTTAAATGCTACATTCAAAGGAACAACTGCCCCTACCATTTGAGAAATACCACCTATTGCTTCTTGCGCTGCCTTTGATTGTGGGGCTGATATTTGTTGAGCTTTTGTTATAGGAGATACATAATCATGCCCTGTTAATCCTTTGGTTATGGGTTGCATTATAGCAGTTTCAAGAGCCTCAGGAACCATTCCTCTCGTAGCTGAAGCAAACGCATAGGGAGCTAATTTGATTACATCTCTACCGCCTGCAAACTTATCCTCTGCCGTAGGTACTGGCTTGCCTGTTATCGTGCTTATTGGAGGACTTGCCCCTTCAGGTATTCCAACCAAACGAGGATCTTTTTGTGGCGCAACTTCTTCTTGAGCTAACCCTTCAAGATTAAATTGTTTAGGAATATCTTCTTGAGGAGCAGAAACCTCCGGCGTAGGAGCTTTCAATACAGTTTTTTCAACTGGTTGAGGCCCGAAATGAGTACCTATTTCTTCATCACTGAAACCAGCTTCTCGCAAGTTTATACTTTCTTGAGATACATAATCGTTTATCTCATTATCATCAAACCCAGCTAATTTTAATTCTTGTGTTGAAGCCATTATCTACCTATTCTTTTAAGGTAATCTGTTATTGTTTCCCCTGCCTTACGCATTTGCGCAGAAGGCTTCGCAGCTTTCTTTTGTATTTTATAAGTTTTCACTTTTTCAGCAGGAGTATTAACTCCAAACCAAGGTTTTTTAGCCGGGATTTCTGATTCTATTTCAACAATTTCATATTCGTCTGCTACATCAGACTTTGACAACATATCCTTTGCAGCATTAGCAAACTCAGGCGAAAGAACAGTTATATCGCTTTCCCCTTCTTCATCGGCAAAATATGTGTTTTCTTCCATGAATTCAGTAACTTCTTTTAGGCTATATTCAGGTTTCTTTTCTTTAGGAGCTTTTGCACCATACACAATCTTTTCCCATGGTTTCATTTTATCGACTGTTAATTCACCAGCATCAATTCGTTGCTGTATTTTTTCTTTTGGCGTTAAAATCTTTTCTTCTTTAGGAGCTTTTGCCCCTTTACCAGTATCTGACCATTTATTCGTTCCCGGGTCTCTTTCATGCCAAGTCAAATTACCATTAGCATCAAGCATTTTCTTCATATCAGGTTTTGGAGTTTCATACCCAATCTTCTTTTTCTCGAAGAAATTTAATTTCCTGCCATCGTTAAGTTTTTTATTAATCCTTAATATCTCTGCTTCTTCTTTTGCTGCTTTATCTTTACTCCCTTCTTTATCCATACGAACATTAATTTTTTCAGACATTTCAAAGGGAACATTATTCTTCTCGAATATTCCGTTTCTTTCAATAAGAGTCAGAGGTCTTTTTAAGCTTTCTTTCATTTGTAATATTTCGTTAAGAGAAGATTGAGTAGCCTGCTGTTCCTGCATAACCTTTTGTTGCGCCTGCCGGTTTTGATCTTCCTGCCCAATTCTACCAACAATTGATAATGCTATTTGAGGAGGTACATTATTGTTTGTAAGATCAATTATCATTTCATCCGCTGGCACAAACTTACCTTCTCCCAGTTTAGATTTCCGAACTTTTATCGCATTAAGGCCTTTTTGCAGGTTCTCTCTTTCTTTTTTTTCTTTTTTCTTTGCCCCAAGGAGAGCTTGCCAATTTCCACCAAATTTCTCAGGCTGGTAAGCCGGTGCAGAAGGAAGTGATGGCAAAGATGACATTCTTGGCTGTTGCTGTTGAGGAGGAGTCTGTATGCCATATCTATTACCTGCGGCGTCCCCTGTATATTTTTGTTTGAGTAATTCTGTCAGCACACTGAACCTCCTTAATTAAACCAATCAATCGCATCTGTTGCCAAATTAAAAGCATTGCCAAGAAAATTCAATTTCCCCGCAGAAGAAGGAGTTCCTTCTGTAGTTGAAGTAGCTGTCTGACTTGGGAACCCGAATCTCATTGTTTCCATAGGCTGAACTTTACCCCATAAATCTTGCAAATAACTTAAATTAGCTTGATTTGATGGTGTAAATAATTCAAAGGCTGCTTCAGAAGGTGCAATATCGGCTCCCGTCCTTGCAGATGACATATCAGTAATGTTTTGCAAACCAGCCCGTTGCGCTCCTGTAAGTGTAGATAGGTTGCCAGAATTTGCGGCTAACAAATCCTTAAGCATTCCTGATCTTTCCCCAGATAAAGTTTTAAGGTTCGCAGCGTCTGCGGCAGAAAGAGTGCCCAGTTGATTTTGACGCTCTCCTGACAAAGTTGATAGCCTGTTAGTATTAGACGAAAGCAAATCGCCTATCGTCCTTTGCTGCGCTCCTGTCATAAACTCTATTGGGCTACCTCCTCCAAAAGAAACTCCGGCCCTTTCGTCAAGCAACTTATTTACACGAGGGTCGTCTGCAAGCAAGCTGGCTATATCTGTACCATACGGCAACCCTTGAGTACGGTCTGTGTCTAATATGCCCTTCATCTCTGGTTGCCACGGTAAGTTCTCTTGTGGAGTTGTCGCTAAAAGACGATCTATGTCAGCTCCATACGGGCCAACAGCCTCCCCAGACATTTCTTTATTTATAAGATTCGTTAATAAATTGCTATGAGTACCCATTGCGGCTTTATTTACATCGAGGTATTTCTGTTTAGCCACTTGCTCTTCATCATAGGCAGTTTTAACTTGATCTTTATAGCTTTTTTCACCAGTCCCAAAATAATTTCCCATGAACTCATCAAACATAGTTTCAAATTCTCTTGGTCTATCCATAGGCTGAACATCAGATGAAGTTTGTGTTGTTTGACTACTATCGTAAAAACCCATAATACCCTCCTTTAAACACCGTATCTCGACGGGGATCTGTTTGTACTATATTTTCCTGCTGCTGGTTGAGACCACTGAGAATTACTTGCCAGAGAAGGTTGAACCCCCCGGCTGGTAGGTTGAGCAGTAGGTTGATTTAATAACGATGACAACAGATTATTTCCTTTGGCACCGTTTGCAGCTACAAATTGTGCGTTGTTTTTACCGGGGTCTTCCTGCTTTGCCATGCCTTGCAAGAAACCTGTTAAACCAGTGTTTTGATAATTATTAGTAAAAGCAGCCGCCTTTGCATTTACACCAGGTAATGCTGCTTCCGCTTCAGCTAAATAAGATTCTGCGTCTGCTTTTCCTTTAATACCTTTACCAACAGCTTTCCCCATTCCAAGAACGCCAGCTAAGGGATTGCCTAGTACCATAGAAAGCATTCCTTTCCCAAAATTACCTAACACGCCGTATTGATTATTTTGTAATGCTATTTGATTCTCAACAACATTATTGAATATTGCAGTTTCATACCCAAAATAACCTTTAGCTTCTGGCATATTCATGGCTATATTTGAATACATATCTTGAAGTGATTTACCTTTTTCCGGGTTATTAATTCCACCTACAACACTTCCCATTCCAAAATTGCCTGTAGGATTTGATACATCTAATCCACCGACTACACCACCACCAGATAAATTAGAAAAATTACTGGCCGTACTTTGAAAGTTGCCAAAATCATAACCACCATAAGACATACTCCCAGAACTACCCATACCGTCTGACATGCCTCCGCCTATGCTACCACCTCCCATTGAAGCAGCACCACCACCACTCATACTCCCACCTGTAGCAGTAGCATTCGCATCGGCGTTTCCTAAAGAGCCGCCTCCAAAATCACCAGAATCACCTCCCATGCCGCCTGACATGCTCATATTCTACACCCTTTCATCAATATCTCCAAAGAATCTATCCTTTATGCCATTAAGCTCTGAAGAAAACCTAATGCAGTTGCGTAAGGTTGCCCCGGATCACCAGATTCAGAAAACCGACCCTGTGATAATAAATTAGTCAACATTTGAGGATATTGATATGCCCCCTGCCCTTCTTGTTGGGCTATATTCGAAAGCCCCATCTGCTTTGCAAGTTCAAGAGAAGATTGTTTGTCCAATATGCTTTCCCCAACTCCCTTAGCAGTGCCAGACATAGCTTCACTGGCAACAGTAGAATCCATCATACCTCTTTTGGCAAGATCGTTTAAAGTCTGCTGTAAAGCTGGCTGTAAAGATCTTTCATAAGTTTTGCCAAGCCCACCTATAGCAGTATCAAAACCTTTATTTACATCACCCCTTGACTGATCATAATACTGTTGTCTTTGTTCGGGAAACTGCTCGAATGCTGTTTGGGTTTGTGGAAGTAAATTTGTAAGCATTCCTTGTGCCTCTGGCCCCATTCCAGAATATGTTTTGCTATAAAGATCAAGTGGAAAATCAAATGCGTTTGCCATGTTGTGCCTCCAGTTCCTTTATTTCCTCTTTAATGATTTACATTTTATGTATGATGGTTTTGGGATAACTTTTTTTACAGGTTCAACAACATCATTTTTGCCCATAAATCTATAATCGGCTAAAATCTTCTTTCCTGTTTTGTCTTTAATATGTTTAGGCAACCCTACTGTTACTGGTTTTGAAGGCCATGCAGGATTAGAGTTTTCGTCAATCTCGTAGTTTTCCGTAATAATTTCAAGCAAATCTTTGTCCGGCTCTGTTTCATCATCAACAATAGTTTCAAGTTCCATTTGCTCTATTTCGGCAAGTGTTGGATTAATAACTATTAGTTCGTGTTTAGTTTCGTCATAGTTTCCAAAAGGATGCGAAACAAGCGAAGGCTTTCCCCCATTCCCAAAGCAAGGATGGTCGGGAGCTTGATATGTTGAAATTGTTTGTTTTGTAATTTTATCTCTTAAAACAAATATCCAATAAACTTCACCAGAAGATGTTATGTACCTTTGTTGGGCATAAATTATTCCAGTACTGGCTTCATAATTAGTCCTTGCATATAAATAAATAACTGTTGCATAGCTTGAATGACTAGTACTTGTCGCACCGTCCATTATTTGCGCATGACCTATACTCCACTGTACACCACCAGGGTTATTAAGCTTTGTTTGTGGGTAAAATCCATATTCTCCACCAGGTAAAGTATAATGCGCACCGCTTCCCGTCACTCCCGTTGTTCCCGTATGTGATACCGACCCTTGACTTGTTTTGAGTTTGGCTTGAGTTACTCCAGAATCAGGCGGTGTTCTTGTATCGCTCAATCTCGCATCATTACCAGCACATGCTTTGACTGCAGTTGTGCCAAGTGTCCTAAGCCCTGCTGTGCCAGCTGCGGGGTCGGAAGGACAACCTATTGTGGTTCTAACTGCGGAGGCGCTTGCGTCATCGACTACGGTTTTGGCAAAAGCTGAAATGGTCGTACTGGCAGGGACTGTAAATGTGAGCAAATTAGTTCCATCGCAAATTGTGTTTATCTCGGCTGCTGTGGCAGTCAACCCATCCACGCCGGAATTGATTTCTGCGGCTGTTGCCGTAAGCCCTAAAGTGCCTAAAGCCGTTGCTGCATTTGCATCATCGGTAAGCGTCGCCCCGAAAGCTGAAATGGTGGTAGTTCCTGCTACTGTGAGATTCCCTCCCAATGTGAGATTCCCTCCCAATGTAATTGTTCTGTCAGCGTTTCCGGTTGTCAAGGTTAATATTCTGTCGGCTGTTAAATCCGAGCCAGCTTTTAAAACCAAGTCATGAGAGGCGTTCGTGTCTAATATATGCAAACCTTCGTTTGGCACTGTCAGCACTGTCGGGATAAGAAGGTTAGCAGGGACAGAAAGGGTTATTGCGCCAGCTCCGTTTGTGACTGTGATTTGATTGGCTGTTCCGGTTAATGTGGCTAAAGTCGGGTCAGCTCCAGTAGTACCTATTGGAAGTTGTCCGTTTGAGGCTACCCCTAACGGCGTTACAGCTCCAGTGCCTGAACCTAACAAGATACCATGGTCCGTTAGCGTGGATGCTCCTGTGCCTCCATTTGCCACCGTAAGGTCAGCAGTAAGAGTTAATGCCGCAAATGTAGGTGAACTTGCTGCCTTTACTGTCTGATCAAACCAGTCTGCTAAAGTCGGATTTCCAGAAAGTGTAATTGTCCTGTCTGCATCCCCTGTAGTGACTGTAAGCGTCCGATCTGCAGTGAGGTTTGAGCCGGGCTTTATGATAAGATCGTGAGTCGCATCACTATCAAGAAGATGCAAGCCTGTATTAGCAAGAGTAATTACACCACCTATCCCAAGGCTTGCCATCAATAACCACCTTTTATTACCTGCATTAGCATCAGGAGATATGACATCAGGAGAACTTTCAGCCGCTCCGGAATCATCATCAAGGGTATAAAAATAAAAGGTAGCCGCATCAAAAACAATACAGGAATCTTTATCTTGAAGATTAGTGCCGTCTATTGAATCTAAAGCCCCACTTCCTCCACCTGTTAAAACTGTCGCCGAATAATTTTTTAAAGCCATGCAACTACCTCATTTCATTGTGTTTATCTGCTTAACGCTCTCGTAACGAGCGATATATTATTTATTCTCAAATTCTCACTATCAGGATTAACATTTCTAAGAACAGCTAAGAATTTCTTATAATTAGCGTTTAAATCTCTATTAAAATCATTCTCATTTATGTCTATCGTATGGCTCACATCAGCATCTACAGAATGGATGGTGTCAATAGAAACAGCCTTGTTATAAATTTCAAGGTCAAGAGTCGCACTTGTTGCCTCTGTACCGCATGAAACATTATATTTTTCAAGGCAAACATGGCTATATGGACTCTCAAAAAGTTTAGTCCCAAGAACATAAGGGATTTCAATAGAGTTATCCTCTTGAACAGATGAATCCATTTTGTAGATATATCCATCATCACACGCCACAAAAAACTTATTATCGTAATTCGCAAAAGCTGTTGGGTCTAAAACTGTTTTTATTTGTATTCCTGTTGTATCTGGATCGCCGGAGTCATCTCTTATATAAACTGTAGAATATCCTAGGGTGTCGTTATCACCATAATCCCATTGATGATCTGTAAGACTTCCTAAAGTTCCATTGGTTATTAACGACTCATTAAGAAGTAAATATGGCGGTTCTGACAAGGATGGATCTCCACCGCCAGTTAATTCAACATAATATTCATTAGCGGTTGCACTTGCTGTCCATTTATAAGTAACAGATGATAAATTTTCTTTTACAAAAATATATTCAGTCCAAGGGTATCTAACCTTACCTCTTTGATCTCTTACTGGAGCTTTAGTATGAACAACTAAACATCTTGGATAATCTTTCATTTTAAGAAAATACTGCCCGGTTGCTCCAAAATACCCGGCAAAAGCATCATCATCTGTCCAATATTCTTGAATCCTATCATCAACTGCTTCTGACTCAAAAAACGTCCTGAGATCACCATACAACTCAACACCACTCAAAGCATTTATCCCGCTTTCACTTCCGAACCAGCAATCGTTTGTCACATTTATCGCTGTTTTATAAGTTGAATAAATCTTTTGAAACACCGGGGGCAAACTATAATCTGAGGGATCTGAGCCTAACAGTTTGCATAAATATGGCTGTGATTGCTGCCCAAAAACATAAATATTGCCATACATTGAAAGCAATGCCCCAACAGGAAAATTGGTTACATTGTCATCAATAACACCTATATACCCCCCGCCGTTTGCAGTTGACCAATCAAAAAATAAACTTGCGTTTGAATACCAAACCACACCTTTATTGTAAGGGTCTCCTGATAAATACAATCGACTGCTCTGAATAAGACCAAACCTTGCCCTTGGTGGCCTTCCTGGTTTAATACCTAAAACCCCAATCTTTGTCGCATCATCATTCCATGAACCATCATAATATTTACCATCACCATCAGATGTTGTGGCATCACATTCTAATTGAATATAATTAGAAGCATCCCCGCCTGAATAGGTAAGAACCGGCCAATAAAAGGTTAAAGGAGACATAGCCCCTGAACTAAACACAAAGGATAATTTGTCTGAAGCTGTATCAACTGATGCTGCTGAAATAACGGTAGTACTTGTTGCAAAAAGCACCCCGGCGTTTGTATAAATCTCGCATCCTACATTCCCTGTAGGGCTTCCTACTTTTTTTGCGTATATTTCAACCTTTGTGGCTGTAATGGTATAACCACTGTCCCAATCCTGTGTATCAAACTTAACCCCGGCTTTCGTGTTACCCCCAGAATATAACTTAATCTGAGTATCAGGGGTTAAGGTTGTGTTGTCTCGCTGATAACCGTTTGTACCAGATCCATCATCATAAGCCATTAAAACAGTTTTAGTCGATCTATTCCAATATTTTAAAAAGCTACCATCGCAAATAAAAGCCTTATCTCCAAACGGAATAATTGTTGCATCCCCTTCAAGAGTTGCAATCTCTGACGGAGCCTTTGTGGCACTAAGAAAATATAAAACATTGCCAGGCTGTGTTACAATTAATTCGTCCATACCAGATGAAGCAGGTTCTTCTACCATCCATTCTCTGCCAGCACTGTTTTCCCACTCTCTATCATCTGTATCTTCAAATATATGGAACTCAGCAAGGTCTATATCAAAAAGAAAACTCTTTAAATACGATGCTGGATTAATCAACGCACTCGTAGTATAACGAGTTAATCCCTCTCTTATTTCAAGCCCACCCAAAGGAAGTATCTTAAAATTAACAAGAGATGAAGCTTCGTTCGGTAAAATAGATGCCGGTGGCAGCACAGTGTTTAACCCAAACTTGAAATCATCAAGAGTAATAGGCTTAGACTGCCCTCTGCTTCTTGGTATTTGAGCTATATGTTTGTATGATGGAATCATTAACAACCTTCCGCTGTAAACATATTAGAGATAACCCTTCTTCGTCTAAGACCTCTTGTATAAACCATTGACATAGCACTATTCATTTCGATCTCGGCTAATAACGCCTGTCTGGTATTGTCCAATTCTAAAACCTCAAGCATCTCAACAACCAAAAGCCTTTGAATAGCCCTGTTGAATATCCCGCCCCAAGGCAAAGTATCAGCATCATAATCTGTTAATGCTGTAAGCGGAATCCAAAATTGATGATGAATTGTATACACAGCGTCAGGAACCCACAAATAACCTATTTTTCCGTTTTCGGTTAGATAGAAAGCTTCCGGCTGATTAGTTGTTGAGTCATAATCCCACTTAATTTTATCACCTTCTGAAACCTGAACAAGATACTCATCCTCGCCATCTACCCAACTACCATCTATCAAAAACCCATCAAATTTAAAGTCCGGAGTATATTCTGCTGTGTCCGCAACTGTTGCCTGCGTATCTTCAGCATAAACAAGATTAGACTCAACATTAACAAGTTTTTGATAAATAGTTTCAAGAATGTCGTTCATAATCCCTAAGCGTTGATCTTTTGTGAACTGCTTATAAGAAGTATCTCGAACTTTTATACCTGCGCGGTCTCCATGGTCTGATACTGTTCCCATTTTTTCCTCTTAAATAGATTCAACTATATAGTTTGGAGTTCTGCTTACCATGTTAATTGTACCTGTAACCGGATCTGTAATAGGAGTCATGGTGGGGAAATATGCCTTTGCCAACGCCATAGGATTCTGGCTGTCATAAATTCCGCTTTCAGGCGGTATAGGCAAAGATGTTTCCTGTACCGAATCTTTCAACACTCCTATTTGTGAAGCTGTAAGTTCAACTTCCTGCCCCGGCCAAAACACCCTTTTATTGTTCGCCGTGTTTACTGTTACAGAAATTGGCATGTCCTTATTCTCAGGATCACAATTAGTCCTGTGAACTCTGCATTTGATAAGTTTTTCTTTGCTTGCATTTGGTTTTTTTGTAGCAGGTTTAATAACTCCAACCCATCCATCTTCTTTTTCAATAGCTTCGTGAGTATCTTCAAAACCCTTTTGCTTCAAAACTGCTACCAAAGATGCTTTATTACCAAAAAGTGTTCCGTCTATTTTTTTTATATCTTCCATTTTTCTTTATCTCCTTTGTCGTCAGCTTTGTCGCTAACTTGTAATTGGCATAACCTGCGCGAATTCACAGGCTATGCCGTTTATTGTTTAACCTGTTGATATTGCTTATAAATCGGTAGCTCCATGCTCGATTCTATGAAGAAAATCATCGTTAAGAATCTTACATGTAGTCGCTACTTTCCAGCCTGAAGTCGCCCTTTGGTCAAGAGGATCTTCCGTGCCCGCACTACCCATTTTTTTAACAATATTTTTGGTGCTTCCTTTTTGAAGTGGAACTGTTCCACCGGCATTTGCAGCAAATATTAATGTAGTATATACATCAATATTGGTATCATTCGCTGCAACAAGGCCGGTTACACCTACTGCAACTCCACCAGCAAGGAATATCTTGGCATTGGTTGTAACCAAAATTCTCAAGTTACCCCAAGAACCTATTTCCTCTTCCTGCACATCTTTCTGGCTGGAATACTCTTCAACTTTAGTGAATCCTGAAAGAGCTTCATAATCCTGACGACAGCTTGTATGGGTAATCCCATAAAAAGCCGGAGGGACTGGACGAGTCCCGACCTTCGTCCCACCAACTATCATGTGCCTCAATTTTTTGGCGTTCCCACCTTCAAGGATTCTGACTGCCGCTTTAACATCAGCCACAGCAACGGCCGTTGCCACTGAAGATCTATCTGCAACACTATTCGCGTATCTGACTGAAGTTCCCGCGACCAAAACATCCCTGTTAAGAGTGTCAACTGTTTCACCCATCTGTTCGCCCAAAACTTCGCCACCTTCAACCAATATCGGATCAAGTCCTGTCATGGAAATCCAATCAGAGATCGTTATAAAATCCATTCTGTTACTTTCAGCTTACGCCTACTGACCAACAATTCTAAGCTGGCGGGAAAACTGCTTCGAGTTCTCCTCTAACGGTTTCCCGTTAGTCCAGACTGTCGCTTCACCCTCTCGGGTGCCTTCTCGTTCAGTCGTTGCGGCTGCTCCAACAGCGTTGAGCTTACACATCTTAAGATATATATCCTCACGCCGTTGTAATTCTTCAAGACTTACTCCATCACTTCTGCGATATGGTGTTTTCCAGTTATTTATTAACTCAAACAACAATTCTGCTTGTGGTTTTTTTACAACCAGATATGGAAAAACTGATTCAAGGGCATTTGTTACTATTTGCCTTCCTGAAACTGTCCATCTCCATATAGAGCGTCTATTAAGAATGCGTTCTTCTCTCATTGAACCACCTAATGTATATGTAAGCATTTGTATAATTTGTTTATTCGTCATTCCTACACAAATAAACGCTGCATATCTGTCGTTTTTTGCTTTAGCATGCACATGTTGTAAATTTTGTGATTTCATTTTATTTATCCTTAAACATCCTTCGCCGTCTATTATTCCAGCAAAGTATGAAAGAAGAACCGCTTGCCTCGGGTTACCTTGCACTGTTCTATAATTAATTTCTTTTTTTGTTCTTGTTTTCATAGTGTTTAGGCGTCCCCGTTATTTAGAGAAAGTTTTAATACGGCAATTTAATTTCGGCTACCGTATTGCTTGACCATTGCGTATATATCAGTTGTGGTAAGTTTTTTACCAGTAGGCGTTTCCCCTTCAAGAAGAGGCGTTGTATTAACCGCAAGAGAACCGTACCTGCGAAAATTAATCCGTGTACCTTTATTCTTAGGCAACGGCTTGATCTGTAAAAACCGATCATGAATAAGAGCAGGTAACGCCCTTTCTAAAAGATTCCTGTCGTAATGGCCCTGCAAATTGACTTGGACATCACTTGTTCCAGTTATAAGTCCTGGCATAATATCTCCTCTCCAAGACCATTACGGTCTTGAATTAATTTCCTAATTTAATTTTATCTAATTGTTTCTGGAAGTCATCCCTTGAGAGCTTCCATGCAACATCCTGTTTGCCTTCTGTTTTAGGAGCATCGCCCCCGCCTGACTTGACTCTAAAGCCCGGTGTTGAAACTTTCACGGGGGTGCTTTTCGTTTTTGCCAATTCCTTTGTTTTAACAAAATCATAAAACTGACAAAGAGCGCCCATGTCTGAATCAATCCTTCCATAGTCAGACACACTTAACTGAGCAGCGTATGTTGGCATAGCAGCAATAACCATATTGCTATGTTCAGGGTCTCTCATTTTAAGAGCATCCGCTACAGCCGTATTTCTTGCTGGCTGCTGTTGTACTACCGGCGTTTGTTGAGATTGCCCGAACTCAATAGCCTGCTTTATATTATCTTGTAGCCATTCTGCTTCGCTTTCATACTCGTCTATACCTTTAACCTTAAACCCTTCTTCTGTGCCACTTGCAGGCTTTGTACCTGTAGCCTTTTCTTGCCAGCGTTCATTCACAATTTTGGCAATTTCTGGGTCGGCTTCGATCATCTTGACGATTTTTCCATGAGGGCCTACCTTAAAATCATAATCAAATCCCTTCTGAGCCAATTCTATAAGCTTTTCTTTAGTAAACTTATGCACTTGGCCGTTGTGGACTATCTCGGTAATGCTCTCATCTGCTTCAGTTGTTTTTTCTGTTTCGGGTTTTTCCAGCGTAAACCGTGAAGTTTCTTCTGGTTCAACAGTTTTTTTGTCGTCAGCTTTTTCGCCATTTTCTTCATCATCTATAACTTCTGACGCTTCTTCTGACTCTTCTGGATATTCAATAAACCCTTCTTCTTGTTCGTCTATAACTTCTTTTTTTTCATCTTCAGGCATTTGTCGCCCTCCTTGTAGCCTCTGTCGCTACTTGTTAGTTGTTTTTAACTAAGTCATTAAAGTGATCAACGGATATTGAACATACTGACTTGGAATTATAAAAATTACATCACCAGTAACAAAGTCTGCTGCTGCTGTTGCTGTTACCAGACCTGCATCTTCGTAGGTGTAAATTCTGGAATAATTTGACTGCCCGGATGGTTTTGTGATCTTTCCAATATAAGCAATGTTGTCGTTGTTTTCGTTCAAGATCATAAATTTACCGTTAGGTGAAACACCGGCTTCCAAGAAATCAATGGAACTATCCTCAAAATAAGTGTCTGCTCCGGATGTCCCGTCATGCACTGCTCTGGTAAGAGGAACATTCATTCTGAACGCCTGTACCGTAAATGGGTTTCCATCAACATTCGCTGCTGCTGAAGCTCCAATACCAATCCCGTTTGCTTCCCACCATCTGCCCGGCTCAACTGCTGTAGGCGCCGATGTAGGAAGTGTCGCTGAATCACCTTCAAATTTAACAAGCGTAATACCTGTTGCTGCGGTTAATTCGGTTATGCCAGAAGCATCAATAGACTCAATTCCATAACCTGCTTCCAAATCTATTGTCCATACGACGGCATCTTCTTCAGCGTCCCCCTGGATCAATACTTTCGCAGGACAAAAGCCCAACCGAAAATAAATAGCCGCTCCGGTTCCCTGTGCGAGTAATGTTAATTGCTCATTCATTTTATTGTCTCCTTTTTTTATTTTTAAGTTTTTTGTTTAATTCTTTGCAGCCATGGTCGCTGCTGTTTGGCTATTGTCGCCATTATCTTATTTCTAATTCTTTATTTAACCAATCTCCCCATTCTTTTTGTTCTTGTGTTACATCGCCTGCCGAAGAATCATCTGATATAATACGTCCTAATATAGACTCTCCTTTCAACACCTTTCTAAGCTGCCCCACAAGGAATCCAAGACCTTTAATAAGGGCTTTTATAAGTTGTTCTGTGGAAATCTCTTTCATATGCCCTCTGCCCCACCAGTACGATCTTGCAATAAGACTATCTCGTACTCGTTAATATAGGCTTCGAGCTTTGACTTAAACCTTACTATAGCCAATAAATCGTGATGAATAGCCTGAAGAACATTTACATCGGTGCCTATCGGAAGTCTCTTTAACCCTTCAAGGCATTCAGCTTCTTGAGTTTTTAAAAACCCAGCTATAAGAGGTTCTGATAGTATCCTTTGAGCCTCCCGCGCATTATGAGCTTTACGCTCTCTTTCTATATTTTCAAGCTCTTCTCTATCTGTTGTCATCTTTTATACCACCTTCAATCATCTTGGCATTCCTGTCTGGGTACCTTTAATTGCAAGTTCAAGTAAATCTATTTTATGATCTCG